ATTGTGAGTTGATAGGCAAAGAAATAAACGGGAAATCGAAAGGAACAAAATCATGGAAAACAAAATCACGGCCGAAGAAATCAAGAACATGGCGGAAGAGGCGCGGAAAGGCGTGGAAGGTGCCACCGTCCCCATGGGCAAGGTACAGATGATGAAATTCGCTGATCTCGTGGTTTGGGCACAGAATCCCCGCGACACCCCGACCGATGATCAAATCAGGGCTTGTCTCGCATTGTTCACACGTGACGCGAGAGGTCGGATTCAGTGGCGCAAGGATCGCCCCGCTCGTATGTCAACGGTGATCAACGCCGTTTACGCCGGGTGTCTCCGTATCACGTGTATCCGGACGCTTCCCGCCGATCAGCACCCGGAAAGCATCCCGGTTGAGATTGACGACCTTCCGGAAGCTGGATGCATCGAATACGCTCTCGATAGCCGAGAGGGTGAGACAAGCAAACCCCGTTGGGCGTATCTCCAGTATATCTTGACGCCCGGATATGCGGCAGACAAATCATTCCCGCTCTGGGTGTCGCATCTCCTGTCCCACGCCCGTGAAGTTGTCCGGATCTTCGCCCCGAAGGTCGATCAGTCGAAAACCATGGACGAGGCGGTCCGCAGCGCAAACGGGGCCATGAGAAAGTACTACGATATCGCACGTCTTGCGCCGAAAGCCGCCATCGACCTTCTGATAGCGTACACCCGCAATCCGGAGACGGCAACGGAAATCAAGTCAGTTGACCGCCTCTGGCGCGCGGTCAAGCCCGCGCCCGCCGATACGCACGCCGCGCCCCGGACGGTTGAGGCGGCAGAAGCGACGATTAAGGAAATGGTGACCGCATCGCGCACGGCAACGGAAGCGGACAGTATGCGCCGTCAGGCCATTTTGTTCGCAACCCCGGATAATATGGCGGATATGTCGCCGCTTGCGTCAATCATCATTGACGCAATGGCAACGGGCAAGTTGCCGGACGGGTATAAGGCATGGCCGGAGTTGTTCGCCAAGATCAAGACCGCTCTTCCCAAGTAAGCTTGATTCATGAGGCCGCCGTCTCCTCTAGGAGACGGCGGTCTCTTTTCTAAAATCGCTTTTGTTTTCTTCGAAAACAAAAGATAGTTGCCACGTTCCTTCGGAACGTCCTTTTCACAACTGCTTTGTTGCATCATCTGAAAGATGATAGTTTTCATAACTGCTTTGTTGCATCTTGCTACGCAAGATAGGAATGTTGACAGTCACAGGGGCGTAGGGGTTTTCTTGTCATGTTAGAATATCTATGGGGACATCGTAAAGCCCCTACCCAGTCCCGAAGAAAATTCCCAAATTTTCGACCCTTTCTGCAAGCACGGGGTCGTCATGTCCCTTAGTCCTATAGGCCCTGAGGCCCTGAGGCCCTGAGGCCCTGAGGCCCTGAGGCCCTGAGGCCCTGAGGCCCTGAGGCCCTGAGGCCCTGAGGCCCTGAGTCCTCATGGCCCTGAGGCCCTGAGTCCTATAGGCCAGTAACCATTTAACTATTAGTTAAATTGACTAATAGTTAAATCGACTAATAGTTAAATCGGCTATTAGTTGAATCAACTATCAGTTGAATCAACTATTAGTTGAATTAACTATTAGTTAAAGTGCCACAGAGACGCTAACATGGTATATTACCCTTATGGACATAATAGGAGAACAAAATGTCAGACCGCACAGACCTCGATGTCGAGGAAGATATCGACCCCACATTCAGGTGCCATAAGATACTCAATAACGGCAAGCAGTGCAATTACCATGCCGTTAAAGGTGCTCGCTTCTGCACTCAGCACGGTGGAATGATCGGATTCAAGTCTGCTGCACGCAAGGGCATGCTGCAAACCAGATGGAACCAGCGCATAATGGAGCTTGCCAGTCACCCTGATATCTTCAACTTGGGCGAAGAGATCGGTGTGGTGCGTATGACGCTGGAGTCCGTGCTCAACAACAGCAATAGTGAACTAGAGCTGCTAGGTAACGTGCCCCAGATCCAGAAGCTGACAGCACAGATCCAAGCACTAGTAACACAGTGCGAACGGATTCAGCGCGTCAATAGCAACTTGATGTCACAGAGCCAGATCGTGGACTGGAGCATGAAGCTAGTCAGTGCTATAACAGAGGTCATTGACGACGAGGACACGATGAACCGTATCCGGGACTCCGTGACCGCTGTAGTGAGGGAGATGACAGGTGCAAGCGAGGAAGAAACAGAATCTGAGACACAAGGAACTGAGGAGCATCGAGACCCTGTTCCTGACGACAGTTAACAAGTTGTTAACAAAGAAAACGGTAACGAAACCGTCTAAATGGGCGGAACAGTACCGCCGGATCAAGGCCAAAGACTCTGCGGCAGTCGATAACTGGTCATTCAAATACATGCCGTGGCTCAGGGACATGCATGATGCTACGTCCCCGGTCGTGGTGGGCCAGAAAGCGGCGCAGATGGGGTATAGTGAGACGCTACTCAACAGAGTATTCTACGAGATGGACATAAACGGCAATAGCTGCCTGTATGTCCTGCCATCTAAGACCCCGGACGCAACGGACTTCTCGGCCGGACGCTTCGATCCGGCCATCGAACAGAGTACGTACCTAAAGTCCATGTTCTCGGACGTAAAGAACGTGGGCCTGAAAAGAGCGGGGCACGCGAGCCTGTTCGTGCGTGGCTCACGTAGCAAGAGTGGCTTAAAGAGCGTACCGTGCGCCTTCGTCGCTCTAGACGAACTAGAAGAGTTCACACAAGAGAACATACCACTGGTAAAGGAACGATCCAGTGGCCAGTATGAGAAGTACCTATGGATGGTCAGTACACCGACTATCGACGGACGAGGCATCAACAAAGAGTTCATGCTATCGACCCAAGAAGAGTTCTTCTTCATTTGTCCCCACTGTAACAGATATATCGACCTAACGTTCCCGGAATCAGTGGTTGCACCTGATGATCCGGAACGGTGTCACTATGTCTGTAAGTTGTGTTCCCACCCGCTAGATGAGGCAGCTAAGCCACTATACCTATCCACAGGTAAGTGGGTGCAAGCAAGGGACGCAGACAGCAGAGGCTTCCATATCAATCAACTGTACAGTTGCACGATATCGCCATACGAACTGGCAACAGCCTACTGCATGAGCCTGTTGTCCCCGGCAGCGGAACAGGAGTTCTATAACAGTAAACTAGGACTACCTCACGTAACCGCTGGGGCACAGGTTACGGAGGCTGCGTTGCTTGGTTGCCTGCAAGCGCAGCAGCCGAGACACGACAACACCAAGCTCGTAACAATGGGCGTTGACGTGGGCAAGGTACTGCATTACGAGGTGATGCAGTACACGAACTACCAACCACATTACCCTGAACTAGCACACGCAGAGCAGCTAGAGGTCGGAACGACCAAGGACTTTGAGTCCCTTGATCTGCTGATGCGCAAATACAGTGTGAACCAGTGCGTTATAGACGCTAATCCTGAGACACGCTGTGCCTTACAGTTCGCGCAACGGTTCTATAAGCATGTGAACCTGTGTTACTATAACCATAGCTTGAATGCTAGGGATTTAACTATTAGTGACACAACGGTATCAGCGAACAGGACTAGCTGGCTTGATCTAGCGTTATCACGGTTCACTAACGGCACGATCTCTATAATGGATAATACGACGTACCGGGAGCACGTGAAAGCACCTGTACGTATCGTGAAACCAGATCAGTACGGGAACCCGTTCGCGTGCTACGACGAGCGCGGGCTACCAGATCACTTCGCACATGCGCGCAACTACAGTGAGATAGCAGCGTCTGTGTACCATTTGCGATAGGAGCGACAAGACATGGCACTTAGTGACTTCCGCCTCGCATATGAAGCAGGCGACGAATTCATCCGTAACTACCTGTTCCGGTACTCGGAAGAGGACGAGAACTACGAGCAGCGCCTGCGGCTCGCGCACTGCCCTGCATACGCTAAGGCGCTGATCAATGAGGTGAAGTCCAAGCTGGCGTCCCAGCTGCACACTATCTCGCGTACTGCGGATAAGCGTGTGATGGACAAGTACGCGGGCTTGGACGGCGGCGTCGATGGCCGTGGAAGCTCATTCACTTCGTTCCTTGTGTCTGAGATACTGCCAGAGCTACTGGTGATGGGCAAGGTAGGCGTGTACATCGAGAACGAGGTAATGAAGATCATCAAGGCCGAGCGCATCGAAGCAGTAGCCTACGAGAACAGGCAGCTAAAGAGCCTGTCCTTCAGCGATGAGATCGGGCAGCATGTGTTCACTACCTCCGGTTTAACTATTAGTTACAACGGTGAACCGGTAACAGAACTGCCCGGAATACCGTGTGTCATTTTCAACCTGAAACAGAGCCTGATGCACGATATCTGGCGCCACCAAGTGGTGCTGATGAACATGGAGGTTGCGGACACCTTCTACGTGATGGAAGCGAACTTCCCGCACTACACGCGCCAGAGAGACATGCGCACGGAAGGCACGTACAAGCTACCGGGCGATCCGGTTAAAACCGGAGTGACCAAGGGCGAGACCTACGACAAGGAGCTAGATCGTCCGGGCTACGTGCATCCAAGCCCTGATCCGCTGTATGCTAGTATGCGTAAAGAGGATCAGATCAAAGACGAGATGGCGAAGCTGATTGATGTGTCGATCAGTGAGCTTGGTGGCGAGGGCGTGGATAGCGGTTTGGCCGCTATCGCCGCGGAACTGGAGCGCGGAGAGAGTCAGCTCGGGGACATGTACTCTAAGTTCCTGCTCTGCGGTGACTTCACAGTGAAGTACCCTACTGTGTTCACTATCAGAACACGGGAAGCCAGACTCGAAGAGGCAGAGAAGCAGATCAAGCTGATGGCTGCTGTGCCGTCAACCACCTTCCGTAAAGAGGTGTGTAAGCAAGCGGTCAGGGCCATGCTTCTCGGTGAGATATCAGCGGAAACGATATCTTCTATTGAGCAAGAGATCGACAATCTACCGATCGTGCTTCAAGACCCGGAGACACTAGTTAAGCACATTGACGCTGGTATCATCGACCGGGTGACAGGTGCTATCGCCAGCGGCTACACAGCTGAGTGCGCGGTCAAGGCCAACGAAGAGTACAAGGATCGTATGCAGCATATCCTTCTGGCTCAGTCCACGAAAGCCGATGTCAATGCTCGTGTCGGTGGCGACGAAGGCACAGGCGATAAGAGCGCAAAGAACGAGAAGCGGATAACACAGGATAAAGGACTGAAAGCATGAACTACATGGAAGTAGATGATGCTGACGAGTATTTCTCCGAGACAGTTCAGGACGTGCTGTGGTCAACACTTGACGACGACCAGAAGCTGGCTCTCCTTACGTCTGCTACGCGGACTATTGATAGCGTACAGTATAAGGGCGTCCCGGAGACGGAAACGAATGAGTTCCCGCGCACCAATCAGATCGAGGTGCCACTGCGCGTGAAACAAGCGTGCGCTGAGGAAGCATACGCACTGGCGCAAGGCATTGATGTGGATCAGGAACTAGAATCCCTAAGAACGAAGTCACATGGTATCGCGTCAGTCAGAACATCATATGACACATCAATGGTTGTTGATCACAAGCAAGCAGGCTTCGCGTCACGCCGTGCTTTCGATTTGCTACGTATATATCTCATTGATCCACATGAGATAACTATGATCCGCGTATCTTAGTATTTAACTAATAGTTAAATTTCACGAACTCTGGAGAAGAACCATGAACTGCAAGCGCACACACGTCGTAAGTCGGTATGGTGATGAAGTCCCTGGCTCGGAGGGAACAGACAAGGCTCCGGACACTGTGGTCAAACAGTTCACGCAAGACGAACTGAACAACCACATTGCCACTGCTCGGCGTCAAGATCAACAGGCGTTGTCTGTCCTGAAGCAGGAACTGGACGCCATGAAAGCGAATGGCGACAAGGACATCACTTCGAAGCTTTCGACACTTCAGCAGACCCACGACACGAACATCAAGCTGATCAAGGACGAGCACGAGAAGCTGTCCAAGAAAGGTGAGGCTCGTATCAAGGAACTGACTGAAGGGCTGAATGCTCTCACCTCCAAGTACCACGGTGAGCTGGTCGCGACAAGCATCACTTCGGCAGCTGTGAAGCATAATGCTTTCAACCCGGCCCAGTTGGATAGTATTCTGCGGCCGAAGTCGAAGGTCGTTGACGAGATCGGTTCGGATGGCAAGCCGACTGGCGTGACGAAGGTCATGGTCACGCTCCCCGATGTAAAAGACAGTGCTAAGAGTCTTACTCTCAGCACGGAAGAGGCAGTGAAGTACATGTTCGACAATCCCGAACACTGGGGTAATTTGTTCAAGTCACACCTACAGGGTGTGAAGATCGGCGAGGGCCAGGCGTCTGGCCCCGACTACACAGATTTCAATGCTTTCCGCAGGAGTAAAGAAAATGCGAAACCAAAAGGTTCACGTAGCTAAGCGCTACGGCGCCAATGATCTCGGCGTCAGCGTCCCCACCTTCTGGGCGTTCGAAGGTATGAACATCCTCGTTGACAGTATCATCATGCCCTTCCTTGTCAACCGGAACTATGAGAACTATCTCATGGAAGCCGGTGACACCGTTCGCGTCACCAAGCCGCTGCCCTTCAAGACCAATCGTAAGGGCGATGCGGACGACAAGACGGTTCAGGATGCGAAGCTATCGAAGGTCGACGGCAAGCTGGACGACCCCTACGACAACACGTTCATCCTGAAGGACAAGGAACGCAGTCTCAGCAACGAGGAACTGATCGGTCGGTTCCTCACACCGGCGATGGCTGCTCTCGCCACTACACTGAACCGCAAGATCTATGCTACTGCGGTTCTGACCGCGTATGCGAACAATCGCATCGTCGGTGGCCTAGGCTCCATGTCCGTCAGCAACGGCCGTAGCTTGGTGCTGGATGCTGGTCTCGCGCTGAATCGGATGAACTGCCCGCTGGACAATCGGAACGCCATTTGGACGCCACAGCAGCTCCGTTACCTCCAGAGTGTGGACACGTACTTTAACGCTGCGTCCCGAGGTGACGGTGGCCTCGCGCTTCGCGATGCGATGCTCGGTCGTGTCGATGGCTTCGATCACTTCTGCACCTCCGGTGCGTTCTCGGTCGCTGGGTTCCCGACCATCGACGGTGAAGTGGTCGGCGCGAAGGCGAAGGGCTACACCGGTGCCATTACGGTTGATGGCTTCACTTCCGGTGAGACGGACACGCTCAGTGTCGGTCAGTTCGTTACCATCGAGGACGACGACACTCCGTACCGTATCACGGCGCTCGCGGAAGCTACTGCTGGCACGGCTACCTCGATGACGCTGGACGAAGCGCTCCGTAACGCGATTGCGGACAACGCCGATGTCTACGCCTGCACCACGGACACGGTGAACCTGACCGCTGGCTACTTGGCCGGCTACGGTTCGTGGATCGTGACCGACTGGAACGTGACTCCGCAGGTCGGTCAGATGGTGGCCTTCGGTGCTACAGCCGCCAGCGCCGTGTACTGTATCATCGACACCGACGCGACGAACAAGCGCATTCTGCTAGACCGTGCGCTCGAAGCGAATCTTGCCGATGGTGCCGCGGTCAACTACGGCCCGAACGGTGAGTTCGGTCTCGCGATGCGTCCGGACTTCGTCACGTTCTTCTGCCGCCCGCAGGTGATGAACAGCTCCGAGCTTGGCGCTGCCATGTACACGATCACCGCGGAACAGATCGCGATGCGTATCGCGATGCAGTCTCTCGTCCTCAAGGCTGGCACGATCATCACGGCCGATGTGCTGTGTGGTGCTACTGGTCTCGACGACGCTCAGGGTACTCTGGTTCTTGGCTAATCATTGGCACCCGCCCCGAAAGGGGCGGGTTCCTCTATTGGAGGAACCAAATGTCTTTTCGAGCGCAATCAAACATACTGTACTGTTTGAAGCGGCGCTTCGGTGTTGCTGTCACATGGCGTAAGGTGACAGTTGGTACCGTCTCAGTGACAACCGGTTCGGTTGCCAAGACCACATCCGACACTGCTATGCGCGCAATCATGCTGCCAAGGGATATGGGATCGACGTTCTCGTATACGCTTACATACTTGGCCATGAACAAGAACTTCCAGTACGGTGCAGGATACGATACATCAATTAGAGATATGATCTTTGACTCTAAAGACTTCGGTACTGGAGCACTTGAACTAACCGACAAGATACTCATAGGCGGCAAGGTCTATGATGTCCTCAGTATCAAGCCTTTCGATATTACCAGCACTTCACTAATAGTTACAGCCAGAGCCACCGAGCACGGGCAGGGGAGCTGAAATGGAATATACACTTCTCGGATCACTGACTGTAAGCAATCTATTGAATTTCATCCTTGTGGTTATAGTTGTCGCTATCAGTCGATCTGCTTCCCGTTACATTACGGACAAGTTCGATCGACTCTTAACTAATAGTGACAACGCCAGAGAGCACTTCTCTGAGAGATTGGCTACTGTCGAAGGTGTGAACCAGATACTAGACAGTCTGATCTGTGACTACAAGGCTGATAGAGTAGCATTGCTTGAGTTCCATAACGGAGGCACTAACGTATGCGGGCTTCCGTTCGCCAAAGTGAGCTGCACGCACGAACGATGCTCAGTTGGTGTCAAACTACAAGCCTTCCATATTAAGGATTACCCTATTGCGTTGTTCGGCTACTTGGTAACAACGGTACTGAACAACAAACACATAGTGATCCCTAATATCGAAGCCCTACGCTCTATGGATGCAACAACGTATCAGTTCTGGAGCGAGAACGGAGCAGCCTCGCTTTACGCGAAGCTGGTTCGCACTCTGGACGGACACCCTATCGGCCTACTAATCATGGAGTACAACACGATACATGCACTCAATGATGACGACATGGATGCACTAGACCATGCCGCGTATGCCGTCGGTGTCCTACACTCTGTAAGAGAGGAGAAAAGCGATGCTAAGTAGCCTCTGGTTGTGGCTGTCTGGACTGTTTGCTACTGTCTTGGCCAAGGTCATTACTGCTGGCCTACAGAAGAAAGAGCAAATCAAGTGCGATGGCCCGGACACGGCCAATCAAAAGAGCGTACAAAATGCGACCCAAGAGTGGTATAACAGGACGCACCCGAAGCTGGTGCTACTGGCACTCCTGCTCCTACCGGGTTGCGCTCTGTCGTTCACGGACAAAGAGAAAACGCATTTTGTTCCGAATGAAGCGCCTGTTCAATTGGCGAAAGACATCACTGCAACAGTGTGGTGTGAACAGGTAGTCGTTGACCCGAACAATCCGGGTGCAACGAAGGTGGAACGCTGGAAAACAACGAAGAAGATCGTCGCCGGTGCTTGGCTGGTCTATCTAGACCCGAACACAGGCGCACCTTACGAAGGGAAGTAACATGCTCACAGTGGCCGGATCAACAGTTACTGTTACGGATGTGCTGCTTCCAACGACAGTAGTGGCGCTATCAGCCGTAAGCGCAATCTGTGTCGGTCACTTGATAGAGGACGGAAGCATCACAATCCCGAAACTGGCGACCGGAACGTACAGGGTTATCGGTATCGCCAGTGACGACTCTGTAACTAATAGTGACGACTACACTGTTACTAACACACCTACTACCAAAGGCCACTTGCCACATAGTACGGGCAAGTGGCCTTTGGTAGTAGGTGTGTTAGTA